ATGCTCTGTGCACCCCCGCGTTTCAGGACCTTGGGGGTAAGCTTGACCCATGCCAAACATCGTCAAGCCAGTCGAGCTAAAAATCTTGCAGGGCAACCCTGGCAAAAGACCGTTGCACTTGAACGATGCAATAGCCCCAATGGAGTACGGATACCGCGAACCACTACGCGAACTCGGTGTTGTTGGCAAGCAATTCTGGGATTCAATCTTTGATGCCGGTGAAATCTGGATCAGCATAAGAACCGACACCGAGCTTGTGCAGCTTGTCTGTGAGCAACTAGATCGCAGAGAGCTAATCAAAGAGCAGATACTTGCCGACCCGACTGACCCTGTTTGGTTTAGACAAGCCAACGAGATTGAGAAGCAGATTGTCCACAGCCTGTCCCTGCTTGGCTTTACCCCAGCCGACAGGACCAGACTCGGACTTGTTTCAGCAAAGACTAAGAGCAAGCTAGAGGAACTGTTAGCCAAGAAGGCCCAGCGTGGATAGTTGGCCACCTGCCTATCTGACCCCTGTTGACCAGGAGAGCATAGATCGCGGTGACGGCGAGTTTGCCATCGAGTTTACTGAGGCCTTTGGGTCCATTGGTAAGGATGGTGTTGCAGGTCGAGCCGGTCAAGCACTTAGCCTACGAGCCTGGCAACGAGAGTTAGTTCGCCATGTTTACGCCAAGGATGACGATGGTGGGCTCAAGTTTAGGACTGCCCTAATCGGGATGCCTCGAAAGAACGGCAAGTCTGCCCTTAGCTCGGCTGCCTTTGGACTTTATTCCTTGATTGCTGAGGGTATCGAGGGTGGTGAGGTTTACTCAGTTGCAGCCGAAAAGGAACAAGCAAGAATCGTATTTGGCGAAGCTAAGAGGATGGTCGAAACTAGCGAGCTGTCTGAGCTGTGCACCTTGTATCGCGATGCCATCTTTGTCAACAGCACTAACTCTGTTTACCGAGTCGTGTCTGCTGAGGCTTATTCCAAGGAAGGCCTGAACCCTAGCCGAGTGATTATGGATGAGCTCCATGCTCACAAGGATCGAACCCTATTCGATGTGTTTCAGTTGGCTATGGGAAACCGAGGCAAGCTTGGTCAGCTAATAGCAATCACCACAGCAGGTCAAAAGACCGACATGACCGGACAAGACTCAATCGCTTACAACCTATTCCAGTACGGCAAGCGAGTTGCCAGCGGTGAGGTCGAGGATTCAGCCTTCTTTATGGCTTGGTGGGCAGCACAAGATGAGGCAGATCATCGCGACCCTGATGTTTGGCGAACTGCCAACCCTGGCTTTGATGACCTGGTATCAGCCGATGACTTTGAGAGTGCTGTAAGGCGAACACCCGAACCAGAGTTTAGAACCAAACGCCTCAACCAATGGGTCAGCTCGATGAACGCTTGGCTACCTAACGGCACTTGGCAACCCTTATCTGAGGAGCGTGAGTTGCTACCTGATGAGGAAATCATCATCGGCTTTGACGGCTCGTTCAATGGTGACTGCACAGCTTTGGTAGGTTGCACGATACCAAAAGAGAACGAGAAACCTTACCTATTTATGATTCACACCTGGGAGAAGCAACCAGAGGACACCGATGACTGGCGTGTAAACACCCAAGAGGTCGAGGACAAGATTATCCAATTCTGCTCGACTCACACTGTCCGAGAGATAGCCTGTGACCCCTATCGCTGGCAGAGATCTATGGATGCCATGCTTGAGATGGGCTTGCCAGTTATAGAGTTCCCAAGCACTAGCCCAAGTCGGATGGTGAGTGCCTGCCAAAAGTTCTACACCTCGGTCACCGAACAGACCATGAATCACGATGGCAACCCACTACTTGAGCGACACCTAAGCAACTCGGTTGTCAAGATTGACCGCTTGGGACCAAGAATTGTAAAAGAACACAGAGGCTCACCTCGAAAGATTGACGCTGCTGTGGCTGCCATCATCGCCTTTGATAGGGCAACAGTTGGTAGAGTAGAGGACGAACAACTTGTCCCACAATTCTTTATCTAAGGCGGTCATGGGAACCTCACTACAAATAGCCGGTGCAGTATCAGTGACTGCTGGCGTGACCCTAATCTTTCTCCCAGCCGGACTCATCATTGGTGGCTTATTCCTGGTCTTGTTTGGCCTTGCTGCCGAAAGGAAATAACTAAGTGCTAAACAATCTATTCGAGCAGCGTGGCATCAGCTTCCAGACTGTATGGGGCTCAGGCAATGACCTCGATGTAATGAACCAGTCGGGTACCATTGTAAACAGCGACTCAGTGTTCAAGGTCAACGCAATCTTCTCGGCTGTCAGTCTTATCTCCGACACAATCTCGACCCTGCCAGTTGACTCCTACATCCGCAGAGATGGTGCTCGCTTTGCCTTTAGACCTCGCCCAGCTTGGGTACAGCAACCAGACATTGACACTACCAAGGAAGCCTTTTATGGCTCACTAATTGTTTCTATGTTGCTTGATGGCAACGGCTTTGTCAGATGCTTTAGAGATCAGTCGGGTCGCGTTGTGAACATGACAGTTCTAAACCCTTCCAAGGTAGAGATTCGCAAAGACAAAGTTGGCTCGGTTATCTTTACCTACGAAGGCGAGTCAAAGCCACTCAACAAGAATGAAGTAATCCACATCCCAGATGTAGTTCGCCCAGGTGAGATTAGAGGCATCTCGCGAGTCCACGCACTCAAGGACAACTTCGGACTTGCTATTGCCCTAGAGTCCTACGCTGCTAGATTCTTTGGTCAAGGTGCAAGCACTAACGGCATCATCGAGTTCCCTGGCAACCTAACCCCAGACCAAGCAAAGAACCTTGTTGATGGCTTCGATGCAAGACACAAAGGATTTAGAAAAGCTCACAAGACCGGAGTGCTATCCGGTGGAGCTAAGTTTGTCCAGACCACAGTTGAAAACGACAAGGCACAGTTTATTGACTCACGCAGAATGGCTGTTGAGGATGTCGCGAGAGCGTTCAACATCCCACCGCATCTGCTAGGTCTGCCAGGCACCAACACCTACTCAAGCGTTGAGCAGAACAACATCGCCTTTGTGACTCACACACTTCGCCCAATCGTTCAAAAGCTAGAGTCAGCGTTCACACCTTTGATGGCAAGCGAACCAGGTGGAGCCACAGCGTTTATCAAGTTCACACTCGATGGCCTACTTCGCGGAGATGCTGCAACACGCTTCTCGGCTTACTCAACAGGACTGCAAGCTGGATACCTAACCATCAACGACATCCGCAGACTTGAGGATCTACCACCGGTTGCAGGTGGAGAGATTATCCGAGTACCACTAGCCAATGTGAACATTGACGCAGCCGAGCTAGTAGCCACCGACAAGCGAGTCACAATGGCTCAGAAGCTAGTGAACTCAGGCTTCGACCCTGCCGATGTTCTATCTGTCATGGGCTTGCCAGCCATCGAACACACAGGAGTTCCAACAGTCCAACTACAAGGTGTCGCACAGATCAACCCTGCCGACCCTGAGAGTGTTTACGGAGTCGAATAGTGGGCCTAAATACTAAACAAGTCACAGTCGGAACAGCGGCAGTCCAGATTTTTAGCCCAAGGAATAACCCAACTCATGTGCTACTGCATAACGCTGAAAAGTCATCCAACAACTTTATTTGGTTTGGCGGTAGCTCCGCTGTGACTACAAGCACCGGTGCTCACCTCGACAACTCAGATACCTATCAGCTAATCCTTTGGGCTGGCAGTGAGCTTTGGGCAATCACCGACTCAGGCACCAAGTCCCTCCATGTTCTATCTCAGGACAACTGATGCCCTACTTTATTAGCCAAGATACCGACTGCCCTGATTGGGCTGTTGTCAAAGAAGATGGCGTTGTCATTACTTGCCAGCCAACGAAACAGGATGCCATAGATCAGATGGTCGCACTCTCGATTGCTGAGGAGATAGAGCCAGGTGGCGAGCTGAGAGCCGAGCCAGATGAGCTTAGTGTTGGGGACTTTGTTCGCTGGGGCTCAGGTGAGAATGTTGCACAAGGTCGCATAACAAGGATTGTTAGGGATGGCGAGATAAATGTGCCTGACTCGAGCTTTACAATTACCGGAACCCCAGATGACCCTGCTGCCCTGATTAGGATCTACCGCGAAGGCGAAGATGGTTGGAACGCCACCGATACTCTGGTCGGTCACAAGTTCTCTACTCTAAACAAGATTCCAGAACTAAGAGCAACAACAAGAGAGCTGCCAGATAACTACCGACCTGCACTAGCCGAGGATGTGCCAGAAGGTCGAGCCTGTGGCAACTGCTTCTTCTTCAACGAGGAACGCCAGAACGAGGATGGCACTAAAGCTTGGTGTGAGAAGTGGGATGACTTTGTTGATGGTGGCTACTACTGCAACGCTTGGGAACCTGATGACAGCGATGATGACCCCGATGATGATTACATGGGTGAGATAAGAGCAATCAACCAGGAAGCCCCTGCCTACATGAGGGCAGCAGCTCGGCGTGGACTTGAGTATTACGAGGAAGGTCTTGCCGGTGATGGTGTGACCGATGGCACGATTCGCGAGGCAAGGCTTATGGCTAACGGCGAGGTAAGCGATGACAAGTGGATTCGAATTGCAGCTTGGATTGCTAGACACCTAGTTGACCTCGATGCCCCTGATGCAGACCCTAGCTCAGACAACTACCCATCCGCAGGTGTTGTTGCACACTTGCTTTGGGGATCGGGTCCTTCTAAGAGAGCTGCACAGAGGACCAAAGACTACGCTGATTCAGTGGTTGCTAGAATCAGAGCAGAGGAAACTACAAGGATGACTAATAAAAACAAGTGGCTAGATGTTGCGAGAGCGATTGCCCTAAAGATTGACGGCCCACAGACTAAACAGCCAGAGGTAAGAGTCAACACGACTAGCTTCGAGGTCAGGGCTGAGGGCGATGGTATGAGCTTCACCGGCTATGCCTCAGTATTCAATAGCCCATCCGAGGACCTTGGTGGCTTCATCGAGTATGTTGCCCCTGGTGCCTTTAGGCGTTCCCTGCAATCTCGCAACGAGGTAAAGCTACTTTGGAACCATGACGCCGGTGAGCCACTAGCATCCCTTCGAGGTGGAACTATGCAACTTGTTGAGGATGAGCGAGGCCTAAAGGTCACAGCACAACTTCCGAACACAACCCGAGGCAGAGATGTTGCCGAGCTTTTGAGGACTAAGGTTATTGACAGCATGAGCTTTGGCTTCAATGTCATCAAGGATTCATGGTCAGCAGATGGGAAAATAAGAACCTTGGAATCAGTCAGATTATTCGAGGCAAGTATTGTGTCGTTTGCTGCTTATCCGGCAACCACCGCAACTGTTAGATCTACCGACCAGGCCATTGACCCAGACAAGCTTGCTGATGCACTGCTACGGCTAGAGTCTGGCGATGAGCTTGATGACACTCAGGCAAGCCTAATCACCGATGTTGTTAGCAAGCTAAAGGCCAAGCCAGAGTCCGAGGAAGTTGTAATTGACAACGGCCTTGAGTTGCTGGACATCAAAAAGAAGCAGTTTGACCTTCTACTGAAAGGAATCTAACCATGGCCACTAGAGATGAAATCAAAGCCGCTATACTAAACGCTGCTGGCAACCCTTCTGCCGGTGCTGTTGCCGAGATCGCCGATGAGCTTGCAAAAGCTGTGTGGGAACTAGACAACAAAAACTCAAATAACCCAGCCAAAGAAGCAAGGGTTATTGACATAAAAGAAACTCGCTAACGAGTTTTTTAGCCCCAGCTCGGCCCCCTTCCTGAGCTGGGGTTTTTTTATGCCTATAAACTTAAGCTATCGGTTGAGTGTCAGCACCGCCGTATCTGCTGAGTGTTAGCACCGCAGGAAATCCCCCTATCAAACTAATGAAATGAGAATCATGTCCGACTTTATCAAGTCGCAGATGGACACTCGCAACAACCTCATCGCACAGGCAAGAGAAGTCTTGAACATTGCAGAGGCTGAGGCTCGCGGTCTATCAGCAGAAGAAAACCAGAAGATTGCTCGTATCGAGGCTGACATTGACCAGGCCGACACAGCTATCTCAACCGCACGCTCAATCGCAGACCGCGAAGCTCGTGCATCCGAGGCATCCGCTTCATTCGCTCCAGCATCCTACGCATCAGCTAACTCCGATGCAGACATCCTTCGCTCAATCGCGATGGGTGAAACCCGTTCCCACGAGTTCTCTCGCGAAGCTCGTACCCTAGTACCATCCGCAAACACTGTTGGCCAGAGCTTCTTTGACCAGGTATTCGAGATTGCACAGCTAGTTGGCCCAATGCTAACTACCTCACAGGTCTTGAACACTCAGTCAGGTGAGAACCTTGTAATCCCGACAGTCACAGCCACTTCAACAGCAGGATCCGTTGCAGCCGGTGGAACCATCTCAGAGTCCAACCCAACCTTCTCCTCGATTACTCTTGGAGCAGAAAAGTACGCAGCACTGGTACAGGTTGCTCAGGAATTGGTTACCGATGCTGGATTCAACATCGACAGCTACATCGCTCAACAGCTTGGAACCTCACTTGGTCTACAGGCCAACTCAGTTCTAACCTCAAAGCTTGCAGCTAGAGCACAGAACATCGTGACTGGAACTGCTCAGGCAGCCACCTACGAAAACTTGGTTGACCTCGTTTACGGAATCGCAGACGGAGCCCGAGTGCTCCCTAACCTGGGCTTCTACATGAGCAAGACCGGTATCGCAGCAGCTCGTAAGATGAAGGATGGCTCAGGTGCATTTATCTTCACCGACTCAGCCGTTCCTGGACAGCCAGCAACCTTGCTTGGCTACCCAATCTTCGAGAACCCGAATGTGGCAGCAGTAGGATCAGCAACTAAGAGCGTGTTCTTCGGACACCTTCCTAGCTTTGTTGTGAGAGTTGCCGGTGGCATCCAGATCGCACAGTCATCTGACTTCGCGTTCAACACCGACACAGTGACCTACCGAGGCCTGATCCGCCTAGATGGAAACCTAACTCACCCGACTCACATCGGTTCGTTCACAGGTGCTTCTATCTAACACCTGAACAAAAGCTGAAAGACCCCAAGCGTGTAGGTTCGCTTGGGGTCTTTCTTTTGCTAGGCTACTGCCATGCCTACTACTAAAAAAGAGAAACTAAAAGGAGCTGTCAGCCTTTGGTCAAACAGCTATAACGCCCCAACCGGATACGGCCAGCAAGCCACACATCTGCTAGACAGCCTAAAGAAGTCTGGGCTTGATGTGCAGATGTTGTCTAACTATGGACTCGAGGGCGTTCCTTCGACAATCCAAACTCCACATGGCAAAGTGCCACACTTCCCTAGAGGTGTTGACCTCTACAGCAACGATTCTGCACCGCTAGATCATCAGAACTTCATCGCTCAGAATCCAGACAAGCCAAATCTGTTTATAAGTCTTTACGATGTTTGGGTTATGCAATCCCCTGGCTACGAGAAGTTCCCAATCGCCTCATGGGTTCCCCTCGATCATGTCACTATGCCACCCAAGGTTGAGCAGTGGCTCCGCAAACCTAATGTCACACCTATCGCGATGGCACCTCATGGAGTAAGGCAGATGACTGCTAAGGGTATTGAGTGTGAGTATGTGCCTCACGCCGTTGACACCAAGGTTTACAAGCCAACTTATGAGATTGGCAAACACGCCATCAACGACTATCTAGGTATCAAAGAGGATGAGTTCCTTATCGGAGTTGTTGCAGCTAACAAGGCTTCGGGTTTGATTCACCGCAAAGCCTTTGGCGAATTGCTAATGGCGTTCAGCATCTTCTCAAAAGAACAGCCAGATGCTTTGCTCTACCTACACACAGACCCACATGGACTCTCCGGTGGCTGGAACATAATCAAGATTCTTCAATCACTCGGTATTCCAAAAGACAAGGTGCTACTGCCTAACCCACAGGACTACCGCTTTGGCATGGCCAAGAAGGACTTGGCAGCTATTTATACCAGGATGGATGTGCTACTTGCCCCGAGTATGGGTGAAGGCTTTGGCGTGCCTGCTGTTGAAGCTCAGGCCTGTGGCACAAGGGTCATTGGATCTAACTGGGGAGCAACACCTGATCTAATCAGTGAGGACTCTTGGCTTACTGATGGACAGCCAATGTGGGATGCAGGTCAAGATGCTTGGTGGGAAACCCCAAGTATCCCTAGCCTTGTCAACGCTTTGAGAGAGGCTTACTACGCCAAGCGAGGACCATCACAGGTTGCCATCGACTTTGCCAAGCAGTTCGACATCGAAACTGTCTGGGACAAACACTGGACACCACTACTAAGAAAGTTGCTCAAATGAAACCGCTACTTATGATTATGAACCCAAGAAAGATTCCAGTCTGCATGGAAGCACTTGAGGCCTTGGACATCGACAAGGTTTGGATCAAGCACTACACCGAGCGAGAGCTAATCAAGGTGATCGCTGAAATTGTAGAGTCCACCGACCATGATGTAATCGGACTTCTGAGCGATGACACAATTCCACCGCAATCATCCTTGGACTTGATACTTGATGCCTTTGAGCCAACCAGCGTTTACACCGGATACTGCAACATGGAAGAAAACACGCCCGAGGTGAACCTGTCAGACAAGCCTTTGATTATCAAAGACCGAGCAACAGTAGATTGCTACAGCTTCCCAATGCGAACTGAGGTCGATGCTCATGAAGGCTTGTATCCTTCATACTTCACCGGCTTTGCCATGACCTTTATGTCCCGAGAGATGTGGCTGAAGTACCCTTTCGACTGCATCGGTGACCCTGGCTACCAGTCTGACTACTCGCTATCTTGCCGGTTGCAAAATAACGAGGTAAACATCTGGGCTGTGCCAGGTGCCTTTATGCCACACCTCAAGCTTGCCGAATCAACCAAGCACCTCGAGGGTGGCACTGTTATTGTCGGCAATGGCTTAGGCGAAGTCGTTTGGGATCTAAAGCAGGCAAAGTGATTGCCTGGGTAAGCCACCATCTTCCTAGACACTGGCGAGGCAAGCTAGTGGGTGGGGCAGAGATGACCGATGCAACCTTGCTAGAGGATGCACCTGTCGATGTCAAGACATTCCTACCTCAGCAATGGCGTGAGGCTATGGAGTTTGACCAGGTAGTCATTACCGGCACAGACTTGCTAGAGCCAGAGGCAATGACCGAGCTGGCAAAGAAGCGACCTGTTGTAGCTGTCCATCACTTGCAAACAAGAAGCGAGGAAAGGGCAACCCTATTCAACTCAGCTAAAACCCTTATCTGCCACACACCTAAGCACCTAGAGCTAGAGCTGTCTTGGACCCAGCCAAAGGCAAGTACCTGGATCATCAGCTCGCATGACCCTAGCCTGTTTACCATCAAGCCCAAAGAGGACTTTGCTTTGTGGGCTGCAAGGTGGCATCCTCAAAAGGGTCCAGAACAAGCAATCCAATGGGCTCAAGAGGAAAACCTAAAGTTAATCATGATGCACGATAAGACAAGAGCAGAAGTGCTAGAGGCTATGAGTCGAGCCAAGCACTTTGTGTTCTTGCCACAAGCCTTTGATGCCGAGCCTCGCACAATCATCGAGGCAGTCTTGTCAGGTTGCCAGGTACACACCAACGACTTGGCTGGTGTCAGTTCGATACCAAACTGGCGTGACCCACAAGTGCTTACCGATTTAGTGACCACCTCTAAGGATTTATTTTGGCAGACAGTTCTCGACTAACTCTAGGTCTTGGAGTTTGCTTATTCGGCACTACCTACAGCGAGTTCTTCCCTAATTACTGGGAAGGGGTCAAGTCGCTGAATCGGCAACCAGATGCAATAGTCATTGCCCACGATGCTCAGAACAAAGACTTGATTGAATCCCTTACACCGCCAGAGTATAAAGAGATAACCAAGACCCTAGAGATGACAGGGGAGTTTGCAGACTTTATGCTGGCAATACAAACAGCTCAGACAACCGACTGGATCTCTATCTGTGGAGCTGATGACCGATACCTGCCAGGAGCCTTTGACGAACTAGACCAAGCCGATGCTGAGGGCTGTGACATCTACATTGACAAGCTACAGCTCAAGCATGACGGCTCGATCATGCAGGGTCGCTGGATACCCGAGGTGATACCTCAGAGGATGACCTGCCCAGGTGCAGCACCAATCAAGCGAGAACTGTTTGAGAGAGCCGGTGGGCATACGAAAGGGGCAATCTTTGATGACTGGGAGCTTTACATTCGCTGTGTTGCTGCAGGTGCCAAACCCTTCCACGCCTCAACAGTCAGAATCATCTACGACCTCGGACATGGCAGGGTGACAATGAGTGGAGTCGGCAGACCCTCATCTCATGACGGAATCGGCAGGGCACACATCGACCGAGTCAAAGCCGAGCTTGGACTTTAGAGAGTATCCTTGGACAGGATAGACTAGGACAATTATGGCAATCACTAACGGCTACGCCACCTTAGCTCAGGTCAAAGCAGCACTCAGAATCACAGACAGCGTTGATGACGCACTCTTAGAGATGGCAATCGAGTCAGGCTCTAGGGCTATTGACGGATACGCAAACCGAAACTTCTATAACAACGGAACAGCAGTCAGGGTCTTTACACCGAGCGATAGCTTTGTGACAGAGATTGACGATCTAATCTCGCTGACAACCCTCAAGACAATGACCGATGATGACAGTGCCTTTGACACAACTTGGAGTGCTACTGATCTGCAACTCGAGCCACTCAACGGCCGAGTCGATGGCTTGGCAACACCCTTTACAAGCATCCGAGCTGTGGGCGATTACCTATTCAGTCAGTTTGAGCAAGAGGCTACTGTGCAGGTCACAGGTGTTTGGGGATGGTCTGCCACACCAATAGCAGTCACCCAGGCAACAGTGATTCAGTCCAGCCGAATCTACAAGCGACTAGACAGCCCACTTG